TATGTCCAAGCTTGTGACCTGTAAGGACTGCGGCGCGCAAATCTCGAAGAGCGCTAAAGTCTGTCCCCAGTGCGGCGCGAAAAGGAAGCCCAGCGGTTGGCGCGTGTTTTTCGGAATCATCATGCTTTTTGTCGGTATTTCTATTTTCGTGGGCGCGATTGGCGGGAATGGTGGTTCAGCAAAAAGCGAAGTGCAAGGAATCACAGCTGAGAAATTCAACGCGATTGAAACCGGCATGACTTACGACGAGGTTGTAAACATCGTCGGCTCCGAGGGAGAACTTTCATCGCAGGTCGATATTGGTGGAGATGAATACAAGACCGAAATATATGTATGGTATGGTGCCGCTCCCGGCTCCAACGCCAACGTTACGTTTCAAGGTGGTAAAGTAGTCGCTAAAGCTCAACTTGGTTTATCGTAATTAAGCAAACGCCCCGGCATTGGCGGCAACCTCTGCCGGGGCTGTAACAGATACCTTGTAAACCGACTTATCTGCTACGCTTTTATAGTAGCAGACCCAGCGAAAAATATCTATACGGCTAAGTCGTAAAAATAACTTTATATTTTGTAAAAAATTTTCAAGGAGATGTAAAAAGTGTCAGCTATTCAGGAATTGCAGCCGTATTGTGACGCTTTTCAAGGTCGAATACGTGAGGCCAAGGATAGTAAGGGCTACACTCTGCAAAGGCTGATCGACGAATCCGGCGTACCGAAATCGGCGGTAAACAATATCAGCGCCGGGAAGCAGGTCAATCCCTTGCTGTACAACGCCGCCGCGCTGTGCAAGGTGCTTGACCTGTCGCTGGATGAACTGTTCGGGCTTGAGAAGCCCGTTGACAGTCCGGAGGGGCAGCAACAACGCATTCATGAACTGGAAATCGACAACACCCGGCTCACCGCCGTTGATGAGCAAAAGGATAAACGGCTCGAAACCGCCCGTATTATTGTCGGCGTTCTCGCTGCCGTGTCCACGCTGCTGCTCTTGGCGGTCATAGGTTACATGATTATCGACGCGCATATCCTCAGCGATGGTCTTTTCCGTTCTGCGGGAGTATCCGTGTTCTTCGTTTTCCTTGTGCTGCTTGTTATTGCGGCTCTTGCCGCCATCGGCTACGCCTTGCGGTTTTTGTTCAGCAAATAAAAATTCGCCCTCGGTGTGTACCGGGGGCGTTGTCATAGGGTGATGTTATGCAATGTCGAAAATGTAAAGAAGAGATCCCCGACATAAGCAAATACTGTATGTTTTGCGGCGCAAAGCAGCAGTCGGAGCCGCGCACGGTAAAGAGCCGGGGAAACGGTATGGGCACGGTCTACAAACGCGGAAAGACGTGGACAGCAAAGGTAACGATAGACTATGCGACCGGGAGTGACGGCGTGTCGCGCCCCGTCTCGCGCACTAAGGGCGGCTTTAAGACAAAGAAAGAAGCGGTAAACTATTTACTCGTCCTGAAGCTCGCGCCGCGTGAGAAGCCCAAACAGGCGACGTTCAAGCAAATCTATGAGGCATGGCTACCAACGCACCGCGCCGGGAAGTCTACGATGGATTGTTACAAGGCGGCGTATAAATATTTCGCGCCGGTCTACCGTCTGTACATTTCGGATATAGACATTGACGACCTGCAAGACTGCCTTGACGAGTGCAACAAAGGGCGGCGCACAAAAGAGAACATGAAAGCCCTATGCGGCTTGCTCTATAAATTTGCCATCCCCCGGCACTACGTCACGCTTAACATGGGGCAGTATCTCACCGTGAGCGGCGACAGCGGCACGAAAAACGCGCTGCCGGATGATGCTATACCAAAGCTTGAGAAGCACGTAGACGGCGTTTTTGGCGCATCTATCGTGCTGTGCCAATGTTACCTTGGCTTTCGTCCTGCCGAGTTTGTAGCGCTCGACGCGGCGAATTACAACAGCAAAGAACGGGCATTTATCGGCGGCGCTAAAACGGAGGCCGGGACGGATCGCACTGTCACCGTCTCCCCGAAGATTCAGAAGTACATTGACAAGGCTATGCAAGATAAAACCAGCGGCGCGGTGTTCACCGATGAGGACGGGAAGCCGTTCACGACCTCACGATATCGTGACCTGTTTTATTCCGTGCTTGAGAAGTGCGGCATAGACAATCCCATCGTCGAGCGCGACGGGAAGAAATTTTACACCTATACTCCGCACAGCTGCCGTCACACATTCGCAACGCTTATGAAACGCGCCCCCGGAGCTGACAAAGATAAGCTCGCACTTATTGGGCATACCAGCGATGAAATGCTGCGCTACTACCAAGATGTGAGCTATGAGGACTTGAGAAAGATCACCGACGCGCTCTAATCGTGTTAATAATACGTTGATAATAGAGCGGAACGGGCAAGAACGGAGCAGAGTAAAAAAGTGAGCAGTTTCAAGGTTTTTACCTTAAATCTGCTCACTTTTGGTCCGAGTGACTGGAGTTGAACCAGCGGCCTCTTGAACCCCATTCATGAAAAATGCACCTATTTCCAACGGTTTTCGGGTTTTTGTTAATAATACGTTGATAATAGAAAATCACTTTAATTTTTAAGCTTTCGCCGCATTTATTCAAGAATCATTCTATCATGTATTAATGCGCGCTGTCAAGAAAAAGCGGGGATGTTATCCCCGCTCTCCCGTTTAGTCTACGACGCACTCATAATATCTTATGAGCTTATCGTCTGCCGCGTCCTTATCGCAAAGGAACGCTTCGGCAAGATCGGCGTAGAACTCTGTGTTGTTGACGTTGAATTTCTTTGCGACCTTGAAATAGTCGGAGTACAGCATATTCATCGCAATATAGAACTCTATCGGATCGCAGTCATATTTCTTCTGACTAAGAAGATTTGACGTCTGATCGTAGCTCCAATGTGCGCCCCTGCTGCCGTCCTCATTCTCAAGGCCGTGCATCCATTCGTCCGCCATCTCGCGGCTCATGCCGTTGTACATACTGCCGCCGCCATAACCGCGCTCATAGTCCCCGCCGTAGCTCACCGGATCGCCCATGCGCGGCGCATCGTAGTCAAAACCTATTCTGCGGCGCTCATAATAGTCATCCCGGTAGTTGTCGCGGTATTCGTTGCGCGGAGCGTAACGGCCATTGTCGTAGTGCTCACGCCCCCTGCGGTCACGGTATTTGTCCTGCGGCTGATAGTCACGGATTCGCATTATACGGTCGGTTCTGCTCATGCTGTCGCACCTCCTGTCGCCGCATCGACTGCGGCAAGATTATTGCTTGGGGAGCAGCACGGGTTTCCAATCATGCGGAACGCCGCACCCGTTGCGCTTGTAACAACGACAGTGCTGTATTTCGTCCGCGTCCGCACTCCGCACGCTGTCACCTGTGCGCAGCAGCGGTTAATCAGCGGAAATGTCGTAGTCCCTGCACCGATGGTGAACACGACCGGCGCGTTTATCGTCGCAGTCGTGGGGATAGTCTGCGCCAGTACGATACAGTATTTCTCACCGTTGGTATAGCTGCCATCCGGAAGATTGACAACTACGTTGCCGCCGGTGAACGTTATCGTCTGACTGAGTATCAGCTTTGGGCAAAGCTGACATACGGGTTTACATGACATAGTAATCTCCTTTCAAGGGCGGGTTATCCCCGCCCCGATATCAGTTTTGCTTAATAGTTGCCGCAGCCACCGCAACCGTTCGCGCCATACGAATAGGGGTTCTGCACCTGATACGCCGGTATGGGTGCGGGACGCAGAGTATTGACAAGGTAGTTGTTCTGCGCCGCCTGAGACGCTGCAAGCTTCAGAGTGGAGTTCTCAGCCTCAAGATCGCGCAGTCTGCTGTTAGTCAGGAAGTCGAGAACTGCTCTGGTTCCTGCGTTCTGGTTATCGATGATGTCGCGAGCTGCTACCTGCACGGTGTTGCGCGTGTCGCAAGCCTGTGTAGCCATGTCGTAGCGTACCTGCGCAATAGCCGCGCGGTTCTCGCAGCAACACTCTTGAGACTGCATCTGCATCGCGTTGAGCTGCTGCATAAGCGCCGCCTGCTGGTTGCACCTTGCAAGCTCCGCCGTTGAAAAGCCGCTTGTGACTGCCTGAGTTACCCCGGCAAAGCCGTTGAGCATGCCGGTGTTCATCGCATAGAAGCCGTCGCACAAGCCATTGTTCACGCCGTCAAGCTTGCGCTCAAGGTTCGCGAAATCCGACGTGAGAACATACCCGGCCATTGCCGCGCCTGTACCAGTCGAACCGCCGTCACCGGCTCCGTTACCAGCGCCATAGCCGCCACGTCCCCAGCCGAAGATCAGGGCGAAGATGATGATAGCCCACCATCCGTCACCGCCGAACATTCCGCCGCGATTGGAATTACCGTCGCCCTGTCCGGCGAGAAATCCGCTCATAAAATCGTCTGCCATAAAAAATCTCCTATCAGTTTATTTACATACGGGTCGCGCGCCCCGTCTGCATTTGTCGGGGCAGTTTTTATCAAGACCTGCAAAACTGATAGGATTTTTATTTATTTAAGGCCAAGCTCCTTGGCCAGTTCGTCTACCGTGGTGCCACGCTCGGCGGCCATGTTCTGCGCCATCTGTGCAAGGCTGTTAGTGTCCTTACCTTGCAGCATCGTCACCGCCTGTGCCATCTTCGGATTCTGTGACGCCATCTGCTGCAACGCCGGTAAGAAGTTCCCCGACTTATACGCGCTTATCAGCGTCATTACCATTTCCGCATCTGTGGCCATCTGCCCCATCTGCTTCATAGTGCCTATCGCCTCGGTCGCCATACCCTTTATATTTCTTGCCATTTTCGGCGGGAAAAGGTTATTCATCGTCGTCTGCCCTCCGTTTCTTCTTAGGTGTCAGCTCTGCCCGGAGCGCGTCAAGATCGGCTTTTGTCGCATACTCCACCGGTGCGGACTGTTCCGGTATATACCGCTGGAACTCTAAGAAGTCAGATGATCCGTTCTGCTGGTTAAAGCGCTTGAGATAGATCATGCCGTGCCCTAAGTCCGGCATTAGGGTGCCAAGAGAGAAATAGTCCGTGCTCGTCGCTACGGCCTCCTCGCGGCTCGTCACAGGCTTGCAAACGTACCCCGGCGGTACTTGCTGCACCTGTTGCTGCATAGGCCGCTGATAGCCGCCGTAGAACTGCTGCTGTGGCTGTTGCGGGGGCTGCTGGTAATACTGTGGGTAATCCATTACGTCACGTCCTTTCTGCTGATATTTTCGCATAAAAAAAGAGGGCTAACCCATCGGTTAGCCCTCGTCAACACATCATTTAGCCATCAATCGCGGCAGCTATTTTGTTTTTTATGCTCCGTATACGGCGCTCGACTTTCTCGGTGCCGTATAGCTCGGTTTCCGTTTGAAGAGCAAAGGAAATTTGCAAGATGCTCATTCCCCGCGCCCTCATGCGGAATATGGTCAACTCCTCGTCGGTAAAGCCGCAGTCGCGTTCAAACTGCTCCCTTAGTGCTCTCGGAAATTGCAGCTTGTTCTTTTCCCCCGGCGTTATCAGACTGGTTTTTATTTCTGCTGTTGTCGTTAGCCTCACTTCCTATGTACGCATTATATAGCATGTCTACAAGGTTTGCTGATCGCTGGTTCAGCCCATTCAAGCGGCAGAAATTTTTCACGGATTCTTTCATCTGTCCTCCGTTTTGTCGGTTTACAAGGATTTTTTGCTTGCGCCGAGGTGTTACTTGGTCTTATTATATTCGGCAGTGGATATGCCGATGATCGCGCCCACAAGCACACAGACAGCGCTGACGACCTGTGCGACAGTGCCGGGGTCATACCAGCCGAACAGCGGTGCGACGGTGCTGTAAAACGTGCTGACGGCGGGCAGGACAATGACTACCAGCCACTTGAGAACATCGTATACTTTGTTGGAAAGCTTCATATTATTACCTCATTTCAAAAAATCGTTTTTCTTCAAACGTCCATCATAGACGTTTTTAAGATACTGAATTGTGTGTGTAGCGCGGTTGTTTTCATAGTTCGGATGCGTGTCGCAATACTCTTCGTACCGGTCTATATCGAGCAGGATATCAATCCAGTGCTCTTCCGTGTGAAGAATCTCACGCCGGACTTCATCACCAAAACGCAGAATACGGCTGCGGGATTCATCCGCCTTTGCCGCCGCATCCCGCTGAATATGCTGTTCGAGTTTGGTTTCAAGACTGGTAAGCTTGGCTATGACCTGATTGTTTGCCTCTTCTCGCTCTTTTTTGCTGTTTCTGCGCGCAAGGATAAGCGAGAAGATACCGGCAATTATGGCCGCGCCGCACGATGTGATAAACGCTTTTAAAATTTCCATTTCTTTTCCTCGTCTATATGTTTTGGGAGTTGCGCTGTTATCTCATGCGTTATCGCCTCCCACTATGCTCTTATACGTCGCCGCGCCGCAGATGCCGTCAGCCTCAAGGCCGTGCTCCGCCTGATAGGCCATGAGCATGTTGCGCGTCCTGGTTCCGAACTCACCGTCGATCCACTTTGGATCATAGCCGAGATACTTCAGCGCTGCTTGGAGCATCGCGACGACTACGCCCGTCTGACCGTCCTCCAGCATGGGCAACTCGACGCTGACGAATTGCGTCGGTTTCACCGGTGCCGGTTTCGTGTCCGGTTCTACCCCGGTGTACCGCAGCACGCAGTCCCAAGGGTAGTTATAATACCCGCGCGTGTATATCTCGCGCCCGGTCTGGTCGCCGGTCTGACCGCCGGTCACAGTGCCGTATTCGTTAATGCTTGCCTGCACTATCTGCCCGCCGCCGATATACAGGGCGGTGTGGTGAACATGATTCAGCAGCACATCCCCGCGCTCAAGCCCCGCGCCGGTCGTGAGGTCGACGTCGCCCGTCACGTCCTCGAAGCCGTGCCTCAGCATGTCTCCGCGCATGTTGCCCGTGTAAGTGCAACTGAGGGGCAGTCCCGCTCTCTTGAAGCAGTCTATCACAAGGCTGCTGCAATCGTAGTCAGGCCCCCAGCGCTGCGACTGGTCATAGCCGTGGCTGTCGTCCGCCGCTATCTCCAGCGCGCGGGTCACGGCATTGTCAATAATTCCCATGGTGTCCTCCTCATGTTATTGTCGTAAATCTTGAGAGCAGCCACCCTGTCGGGTCTACGCTCTCGCGTGCGTCTTCCGTCAGCAAGCCGCTGTCGGTCTTATCGTCGTCAGGCATCACTCGTCACCTCCGTCCATCCGTATACGCCGGGTTCCCATACGTTGTTGTCTATCGTGCTTATCCATATCTTTCCGTTGTGCTTGACCTTGTCGCCCTTGGCGTAGGGGTTAGTGCTGCTCGGCTGCTCCCAATCGGGTATCTCACCCGGCGTGGGTATCAGCACCTTTGCCCACAGGCTGGGCGCGTCTACCGGATTCCATGTGCTTTGCGATACGTGAGCTTGCAGGCATTTATAAAGCACCCCGCCGTCCATCACTCTGTCACCTGCGGCATAACTTATGCCATCGCCGCACCACACGGGAAAGATGATAGGAACAGTCAGCGCCTGTTCGTCCGTCAGCATCGCGCCTGCGCTAGTCATTGCCGCGCGAAGCTTCTGCGCACTTGAAAGATAACTCATACCGTCTCCTCCTCATTAGTCACGCCGAGCAAGTCAAGTGCGGCGCGCATGTCCTCAACTTCAGCAGAGCTGCCACCCTGCTTGATCTCCGCGATTTTAGCAAGAATCACGTTCTTACGCTCTTCTATCGTCATGATGTTACCCCCAGTGCGGCTTCAATTTCGGTTAGCGCCGCCTCGTACTGCGTGTTCTGAGCGGAGACGTAAGCCTCCTGCGCCGCGTACGCTTCACTTAGGTCTTTCCACGGGGCAATCATCTCGCCGCGGAACATCTCTCCGTTTTCCTTCACCCATGTCTCGCCCGCCGGGACGAAGCGGAAGCTCTCTATCCACTCATCGCATTTGCCGTTAAAGGCATCTGTTTCAATTGCCCTGCGTCCGTCAGCTGCTGAGACATAGCACTTATAATCATTGTCTATATAGATTGTCATGCTGCGCCTCCTTATTCAAGCCTCAAATCATAAATTCTAGTACTGCTTACAGCATACTGTGTTCCGAGATAATAACTGCCGGACAATTTTGATATATCTATTGTGTATGAGCTAGGAGTCGTGCCACCAGACATGACAACTTTTGCAACCACACTTGGATTAGACTCTTGTGGAACTCTACTCCAAACGCCGAAATATCTGCCTTGACTGCCCTCAACATACCCAGAAATCTTTAGAGTGGCATATTTCGTCAAATCAATTGAGGGCTTTATATATGCCATATTGCTATAACCACCGCCGTTGGGGAAAGTCAAAATCTTTTTTCCACTACTATCTGTACCCACCCGAACTGACGCGCCGCCTCCTCCGTCAGAATAGACCGAGTTTAAGCCAGTTTCATTACTAAAGATTATGTAATCATACGCCAGCTCCGCAGTCGCGACCTGTCCCTCGGCGGTGATGCTTACAGCCTTGCTCGCGCTCTGACTGCCCTTGACCGCCTTGACTGTCCATGTCCCGGCGTAGGGGATAACGAACATCGCCTTGCCACTCGTATCTTTTGCCTTCAGCGTCTTCGAACCGTTAGTGCATGTACAGGTTGAACCTGATGGATATGTGACACCAATAACGGCATAGACTTTGCCAACGCCACCTGATAATACATAGATATTGCTCATGTGGCCACCTCCACGTCACCATACACAGCCCACAAATCGCCATTCACATTATCCGGCGAGATTTTTCGGATAGCCACAAGGTCGAGGAACTTCGTAAGCTTCAAGGTGCTGTTTTTATACATAGTGTCACCAGGTATTCCAAAGCGAACTCCGCTGCCAACTATAGACACATTTAGACTTGCAGATGAACCTCCACGCAGCACAGCCAATTCTGTGCCTACTGGAAGCGTCGCGCTGACAGCTTGAGTTAATGTGTAAGTTGCCGCCTCGTTCCAGTTATTTTGGATTGTCCCTCCAATATCTGAAGCTGCTATATTTCTTGAACCGGATGTGATCCTTGGGCTGAATAACGCATCCTGCGCGAGCTTTGCACGAGTAACTTCTTTATTTCCTATTTTGGAAGCAACAACGGAACCATCTGCAAGGTCAGCAGTCTTTATACTCCCCGCAGCAATGCCGCCGGTCGCGTTGGTGACACCGCGCCCGTTGCCGCCGTTGACTATGATCGTTGCAATGGGGATGGTTACCGCCGCTGTTGGCTTCGTCTTTGCCCATATCTCAAGATAGCCGTCAAAGGAGAATGACAGCGGCGCAAAATTGCCGCTTACCGCGTCGCTCTGGTTGAATGCCACTATCGGGAAGTCGTCTCCCGTCGCGCCGCTGACCGTGATCTGTGCTTTGTAACTGTAGCCCCCGAGTGCCGTTTCATCCTGCGTCCATGCCGACACGGCGATCACCTGATTCTCAACATAGCGTGAGGATATATCCGCTGCACGGATCTGGCCGTAGTCCAGCCACTCATTACGCAGACCGTCAAATATGTACAGGTTATAAGGTGTCGTTGCGCCTACGCTGTAAGCGTCGCCCACGTTCTGCGGCGCGGATTCTTGCAACTCTGTGACCGTGTCGAAGTGGCCTAATATCTTTAAGTTGCTCCCAAACGATACTGCACCAATATTCTCTCGCGCTTGCGCTTTTTGGGCATCAGTCAGTTCTTGGTCAGCGTTGAATCTAACAGTTCCCGTCCATGTGTCTTCCATTTGTTGGGCTAATAGTGAACTTTTGAAGTATTGAGTTTCTGCCATTTCTCTTTTCGCCGCCTTAATAATAAATTATCAAACATCCCGCATTCCCCTGCGTTCCTGCGCTGCCGAGACCGGGATCTCCGCCGGTGCCAGTTGCGACTGAAACCAGTGTTGAATATTCGTGGTTCCAGTAGTCTGCAACAGCACCGCCGCCGCCCCCACCACCGCCGTGCCCGCCGTTCCCGCCGTTTCCGTACCCATCCGGTGTAACATTTGGTGGTGACGCGTTGGCTCCGTCTCCGCCGTAATCAGCGCCATAACGACCGGAACCGCCATCCTGTCCGTTGGCACCGTAAGCGGCACCGCCACCCCCTACGCCACCGAATTTAACAGTTAGATTACTTGATATACCAAGAGTGCCCCCGTTGACATTCTCAAAGTTGCCGCCCTTGCCTCCTTTATAAGTAGTGCCGTTATATCCCACATTGCCGCCTGATTCTGCTTTTTTTGGCGTAGCACCTATAGCGGGATTTCTACCACCTTTGCCCCCGGCAGCGCCATCAATACCATCGCTGCCGGGCAGTGCATAAACCGCGCCCGAAAACAGCTCTGCGAAACCCGAGCTTGAAGCGTGGCCATTCGCAGATGAGTAGATATCATCCGCGACGTAAAGCACCGTGTTCCCGTCCGCGTTCTTATAACGGATAAAAGCGAGGCTTTCGCAGTTTATCGTTGCGGAAAGAACCTTGCCGCCGCTGCCGCCTTTTCCGCCTTTTCCGCCTTTTCCGCCAGCGCCGCCCTCATCGGTGCTGCTGCCGCCAGCCTCACCGTCTGAGCCGCTCGCACCATCTGAGCCGCATCCAACCAGAACGCAGCGTATTTGTTGGACGTCCTTTTGGTAGACGCTATCGGGAATATTCCAGCGCTGCTCTGTGTCTGTGAGCTTAAGGATCACGCAGTGCCCAAACGCAGCTCCAGACGCGGTTGGAGTATAATTCGCAATAAAATCGCACTCAGCGCGGCGGAACGACGACGTGTTCGTAAGCATTCTTGAAAGGAACCCTATCATCTTTTCTTTGAATGGATTTTCGATATTGTACCGTCGTCCAACACGCTCATCGTTGACAATTATTGCCTGCGTGACAACTGTTGTGTTGAAATAGTAGTCGCTGATTCGGTCAAGGCAATTGTCGCTGTTTGCAAGGGTAATCAATGTTGCGTCCTTGACCGTCACAACTTTTTCTGTCCGCGCATTGGGATTGTTCTTGGTAAGCAGCTTTGTATTGTGAACATACGGTTTACCCTTAAGGATGCCGGTTCCTTGAATAATCGCATAATTCGCGCCCTTGGCGGATATGGTCATGTCTCCGTCTTCCGACACGGTGATAGAATCTGGATATATCGGTTGGTCGAATGTTACGGTAGTCTCCGCTAACGCTTCGCCTTGCGTGTCATATAGCACTTCATCTTCCGCAGTCGACAGGTAATGATAGCTATGCTCGGTAACTTCAACGCGGCTCGCCGTGTCGCCGTATTTTACTGAGCCACTATCAAATATTCGGTTTCTGGGAATGTCGTAAGTGTCGCGCGCGTTTGGGAAAACAAAGAGCATTTTCCCAATATCGGATTTTGAAATAATTACTCCATACGCTACAAGAAGCTGATGGAGATTATTTCTGCGGGTGTCATACGGCAGCCAACCATAAACCTGCGTTTGAGCAACATCGGAGTCTATTTCATATTCATATTCAGTGCCCAAAATTTCAGCAATCACCGCGTCAAATCTTTTACCTGTGTAAACGCCGCCAACGTGCCACTGGTTGTCCATCATTCCAACTGCTGAGACACAGTTAAATTTAAAGAGATCGCCGCTCTCTCTTGTCACTGATTCGCAGTAAAATACCCCTGTGGGGCGTCCGTTAGTGTAAAAGCGCGTCGGCGTCCCATAGGGGATATCTCGAAGATCATAATTCCATTTGCTGCATATAATTTTCCCGTCAGCAGACAAGATACCGCCGTAGATGTTATCGTCTTTCGGGACTATCTGATACCTGACATAGAGAACATATCTGATAGTCGGCATAAACTGATCTATATACAGTTCCTCGCCAACAGCAGATATGCCTGTTTCTTCAAGAACTTCCTTTATAGCGTCGTTCTCAAAAGTTAAAATTGGTGATTCGATGTCACCAACTACAATTTTATTCGGAATAGCAAACATCGAATCACCTTTCTATAAGCGGGAATGCGTCAAAAGTCCACCATTCGTGACCGTCCATGCTCATCACAAGCGTGGCCACGTTGTTATTTGAATACATCTGTACGGTCTCTATTGCGCCCGTATAAGGGTTTGAATATGTGACAGTCACATACTCCGGCAGCATAGCCGCGCATGCAGTATGAGCGTCGTCGTCCCAAAGATCACGCAATTGGACATCCAAGCGGTACTTTGTTGCGACCCTATCGCGGTACATGTAAGCGTCAAGCGTTCGCCCCGCATTGGGGCCGTCGCTGTCCGCGCGTGTCACCTTGAACCCCTCGGCAGCTACCCACTTAGAGAAGTCGACGCCGTCTATTTCAAAAACAAACATATTAATCCACCTCTATAAGCGCTTTGCCGTGCATTCTGGTTTCGCGTTTTGTGTAGCTGTGAAGCTGTTTCGACACACGAACGCCGTCAAGTTCTACCACTGGATAAACCTCTATCGGGCTGTTGCCGCTATCCTTGCCGAACCTGTCAAGGAAACTGTTCAGTTTCTCCGCAAGCTCCGGGGTTATGCCGGTATAAGTAACCGCCGCATTGGGCGGAACTACTGAACCCGCAGCAACTGCCGGAAGTGCGGGCATAGTCATTGAGGCGAGCTGCGCCGTCATGCGGTCAAGAGCAGTCGGAACAAGCGATATCTTTTCTGCGATCCGAGAGAAGATATCTTCGTCGAACAGCAGCGATGTAATCTCCTGTGCGACTGAGCGTATCCATTCGGTATTACGCTCAAGTGGTATGATCGCCTCTTTACCAGCTTCGCCCGCTCCGATAAGCGTTGCGCCGTCAACAATGCCGCCCTTTGCATACCAATCCACGCTGAAATGTGGCACGCTTGGCGGTTTAAGGCTAAATTGGCCGCTTATTGAGAAGTGCGGCAACGGGATATGCGGGAAAGAGAGTTTCTGCGCAAGAGTGTTCTTAATATTCTCCCACGCGGATTTTACCTTATCGCGGATATTGTCAAACTTCTCAACAAATTTGTTTTTAAGGTCTTCGGCGTTTGCCTTGATATCTTCAAAGCTTTGTTTTGTCGCAGCTGCAAATTCTGCGCCCGCTTCTTTGAGCTTGTTCCACGCTTCTTTAAGCGGCGTTCCGACGTGTTTATCAAACCATGCGGATATCTCGCCCCAGTAGCTTATAATGACCATCACAAGAGCCACAACCGCCGCAATCGCCACGGGAATCCAGCTCCCTGTGAGAAGCGATATAGCAATTCCGATTGCGCCCAGACCGGCCACTATCAGCGCGCACGTTTCATGTGATAGTTCGCCGGTTGCTATCCAGTCCTTAATACCCACGACGAGCATAGCGACGCCACCTATTAAAAGGGCAATAGCCCCACCGAGCTGACCGAACGCCAAAAAGGCGCCCAACGCGGCGAGGGCGGCACCGGAGAGCATTTCGATAAGGTTTGTTGAATCGACGCCATTTTTCCAGCCGTCTATTGCTCCCTTAATGAGAACTGCTGTTCCCGCAAATATCATAACAATGCCGAGTATCTGCTTGAATCCGCCTTTTACAAGCCCAAGGTTTTTAAGGATGTTTGCGAACTTCCAGCCCGCGAGAGCCGCGCCAACGGCAATCACAATGTCAAGGATCGTGTTGAAATTGTCTTTGAGGAAATCGCTGATTTCAACATCTTCATAGTCGAGGCCGGTTCCGCCGCCTCCACCACCCCCGCCACCTCCGGTGTCGTTGTCCTGCAAAACGTTCAGTTCGTCAATGCCCATGAGTTGTTTCTTTGCTTCTTTAGCTGCATCCGCTGCTCCACCCGCAGCACCAGCGAGTTTATCCATACCGGATGTAGCGCGTTTGAACGTGCCTCGCCCTCCGAGTAGAGCGAAAAATGATGCGATGGCATTTATGGCCGTATTAATCCAGCTTATAAGCGTTTGCAGCACCGGTATAACGGCGTTAAGCACCGGCGCAAATGCTGCCCCCCACGTTGCTTGGAGTCCGGCAAGAGACGCTTTAAGGCTGTTTATGTGCGCCTGCGTTTCTGGGTCATTTTCCGCATAGGCTTTTACCGCATCAACTGTATAAGTTTTCAGCTTGCTGAACAGTGCGAAAAGTGTGCGTATACCTATACCGTATTTGAGCAGGCTTTTTACACCGTTATTAACAGCAGCCTGAGTGCCCTCGAATATGGCCTTGAGGTTCTTACCCTTTGTTGCGTCCGTTATCTGCTTCGTAAGTTCACCGGCGCGTTCTTGCGCTTGCTCGAGCTCCGCCGTCTGCTGTGCAAGCACATCAAGTATCTTGCTGTCCTGCGCTTCAAGGCGCTGCGCCTCTTTTTCTTTGGCTTGCATGATTTTCTCTTGCTCCGCAAGCTCGGCCTTGATTTGCGCCTGACGCTGAATTTCGGCAATATATGTCCCGGGGTCAGCGTTGCCGGTTATGCTTGTTTTTGCTTCGCTCTCGGCAAGCGCCGCTTTCAGTTCTTCGACGCGGTTATATGCTTCAACCGCCGCGTCCTGCGCCTCTTTGAGTTGTTCAACTATTGGCGCTCGCGCTGATTCATTTTTTGCGATGCTTTCTTTGAGCTTGCTCATCTTGTTTACAAGCTTGTCAAGCTCTTTTGAGGCTTGGCCGTCATCGAGTTCGACCGGGAATCTCAATTCAGTTGCCATTTATCCGCCTCCTGTCCATTTCTTTAGGATTTCTTCATCCTCCGCTGTGTACTTTTGCGGAAGATTTATAATCTCGCGGTTCTGCCTTAACCACTCGCGTTCATATTTTTCAAGCTTCTTGCCCTTTGACAGCTTTGACCGGATATTGACGATCTGCGCAAATGCACATTCGCCGCCGATCTCCATATAAGCGCCCATGAAAGTCCACCAATGGAGATATTCAACGGCGCGGCTTTCAAAACCAAGCACACGGTTAACCGGCGCGATGATATAAGGGAAGTCCTTTTGCCAATCGACAAGCCGTGCGGTTTTCTTGCCGCTCGGCTGTCCCATGTCAATGAACCAAAAGCATTGCTTGAGCGCTTCGGCGTAATCCGTGACGCTCTCCCAATCCTCGATTATCGTTTCTATCGTCGCTTGTGCCTTGTCTGTGTCCGAAAAATCCGGGTCATTCAGAACTTCGATAAGCTCAAGAATCACCCGGTAATCTGTGCGTATTGCGTACTCGCTGCCCCCGATGTTAAGAGAAGTAGGCAGCCCGTATGTCATTTCTTCTTATTAAAACGCGCAAGGTACTTTTGCAACTTCGGATTTGTCTTTTTCTTTTCTGCAACAACAGTGTCGTCCATGTTTTCTATAAGGCACATGATGAGGTTAAACCATACCGGAGTACCACCGGCAAGGGCATACACGTTCATGTCGCCGAAAACAGGTGTACACACGTCTGTATCGAAGAGTGTGTTTATCAGAGTTCTCATCTCTGCGTCCATCTCCCGCGCAGTCTTGAAGATATCCTGTAGATTTTCTGTGGTTTTAAGCATGCTCTGGTACTTCTCTTGATGCTTGTCCATCGCATCAAAAACCATAAAGACGCGCGCTACAAAGTTCATGTCTGTAAGGTTTATCCATACAGACACTTTATCGTTAATGGAAATTTCCTGTATGCCGATATCCGGTCTGAATACAAGCTTTTCCGCCATGTTGACCTCCTTAATTAGTTAAGGGCGCGTATAAAACGCGCCCCTGTTGATTATGCTGCCGCCGGTGTAAACTCGATTGCGCCGTTACTGCCCTTGGTGGCGCTGCCGATAGTGCGTTTGCCGCCGAAAGTGACAGTAATAGGCATACCGGCACTGCCGCCGCCCTCGCCGCCGAGACCTGTTACCTCGATCATGCTGGATTCGTAGCGCTCGGCAAAACCCGCATAGCCGTGAACGATCAGCATATCCTGTGCCGCAAGCGCCATAGCGTCCTGCTTGACAACAGCGAGCTTCCAGATGTGCTGCTGTGCGGCGTCGCCGCTGTCCATCTCGCACGGCTCAAAGCTCTGCGTGATAACAGGCTTTTTCATAGTGCCGTAGGTATCGCCGAGTATGTCTTTCTTGCTCTCGGTAGACCAGTCGTATTCCTCGGAGCTGTCCTCGACACGCTTACCAAGCGGAGACCATACCGGACTTTCATTAGTGCCGGTATTAAGGTAAGCAATGAGCAGTTCACGGGCTACGGCCTGTCCCGCCGTGGTAGTCCATGTATATTCAGCCATTCTTAAATCACCTCGTAAAGTAAAGTTAAAAGGATCTGATGATCCTCAACATCGCCCTCATATCGGGCGAAAAGTGCCGCCGCCGTATCGCGCTTGACCTTCTTAACGGTAATGCCGTCGGCTATGGTCAGACTGCCGCTGTTCTGCTCTGCCCATTCGCCGTATTTATCCAGCACCTCGTCAGCGGTTATGCGCTCGTCGGCGTCTGTTGCTGTCGTGCGGTAAATGATTTTGAACTGATACTGTGCCTGATATGTCCCGTCTATAAACTGCTTGGTCTTGTATGCCGCCTGTATGGTGGATATACAAAGACCGCTGCTCTTGCCTAACCATTCAAAGTCAAGCTTGGACAGCGGTTTGTTTGGGTACATATTCAGCCATTTCCGCACTGCGCGGCTCACATCTGCGTTTTCCGACGCAGATACTAACGTTTTCGGTTTTTCTTCTTTATTCAAGCCACAACTTCACCGCTCTTTCTCCGACAAGCGCCCACTTCTCAGCGTTTTCTTCATAAGACGCTTCCATCCAGTGTGCTTGTGCCTTTGGATGCATATCCGTTGTAAACACAAGGTCTTTATCAATCGCGTGGAGCTTTGCTCCCTTGCGATGTCTCCATCCCACGTCCTTGATATACACTGCGTGACGCCCCATTTCGTCTACCATGACCTTACCGGCATATAAATACGCGGCCTGATCGCCGGTGTAAACGATCTCATTACCGTCGACGCGGGCGAGATTGGAGAATGCCCCGGTAAGCGCCGGGACATAAGGCGTCGTGTCTTTGAGCGCCTGTGTAGCAACGACGGCCTCAGCAGCGCTGCAAGCTGCTTTGAACTCGCGCCCTTTGATAGCCTTGATCTTGAGCGTGATTTTCATTTACCGCCCACCTGCCAATGTGCCATATCCCCGCCAAAGTCACGGATATCGACAGTGGACACATCATAGACATATTCATGCGCCTGCCGCAGCTCCTTTAGGCTCATTTGCTCCGAGATTTCGCCCTTGGCAAAATACGTCGATGTGGAGCTGCTTTCTCCGCCGCTGTCAAGCGTCCAGAACTCGCCGGGATTGTCAGCCGCATAGAACGCTTTCGGCTCCTTATAGCGCTTCACGTCTCCTGTGGTGCTTTCTGCCGCGACGGTGAACGGGATATAGAGTGTTGCTGCGTCTGCGTCTGACAAGCCCGTTTTCGCGATGTTAGCGCCCTTTGAGATATCAAGCAGCACACCGCGCAGGATCGTGATGTTATAGTGCTTGTCGAGGTCATCATCTTCCCATACGTTAAAAACAGTCACAACATGAGGGAACACAACAACCACCTCCCCGGTATAAAAGTCCGGTGTGTCCGAGATACTGCATTACGATACCGGCAAGCGTCTCACGCGCTGCCGCTGCCGTCTCCGTGCCGCTTTTATATGTCTTGCTCCAAGCGCCCACGGTCTGGCTTTGCAGCTCGCCGCCGCTCATGCTCTGCATCTGCGCGTTCTCGATGATCTGATACTGTTCAGCAAGCGCACAGCAGCACATTTTCAGCTCGTCGCCGGTGTACGTTTTAGCCTTGCCACGCGTGTAATAATCGAGAAAGGAGCTTGCCCGCGTCGCTGCACGGGCAAACTCCTCTTCGGTTAGTGCGCTGCCGAGATAGGTGGTCGTGTAATATGTGTAATCAGCATACATCACGCTCACCCCCGGTTATCAGGTCTGAGCCGTAACAGTCGCGTTACCGGCGTTCTGCGCCTTGCCGGTGGAATCGGCCTCAACGATGGTTATCTTGTGGCCGGTCGTTGCGGTGATGTCACTGTGACCGTCCCAGTCGTTCCACTTGCTAACATTCTGGCCGTAAGTGACGGCGGGAGCGGTGCTCGCAGCGGTCTTGTACTTATAGACGTTGGTCGCTTTCTCCTTGGCCGGGGTTACGGTGATAGCAGTTGCACCGCTTGCAGTGCCTGCCGCAGACTGCACAGTCAGAGCGCCAAGGGTAGGCGTAGTGTCGACGTCGACAACGGCGATACCGTCTATGTACTCGGCAAACAGAGTGACGCCCATGATCGCGTAAGCCTCGGATACGGCAGTTCTGTAATTGCCCTGAGTATGGAAGCCCAGCAGCGGGGTTTCACCGTCAACGGTGTACTCAAGCCCTGCGCGGGCAAAGTCGCTGTCAGCCGGATCAACGTAGTACATCACGATGTTCTCAACCGGGGTAGCGATAACACGCCCGCGCTGGATTTCGCCGTCTGCAAGCAGGAACACGGTATCGTAGCCCATGAAGTTCTTGATGTAATTGAAACCGAACTCACTCTGTACGGTTATCTGCGCGCCGCCGAGATAGTCATACAGGTCAAGGACGTTGACAAAACCGACGATCTTAGACGCGGTACGGTGCATCTGCTTGAACTTGTTGACGACGCGCCCCATTGCCATTGCAAGCGCTTTCTGCCAAGTGGTTTCGTCAGAAGCCAGCTCGCCGGTGTTGAGGTACTTATAAAAGCGGTTGGTAACGTTGGCCTGAAGCTCATACAGGAAAGCGTCATCGGTCATCTGCACCGCGACGTCATAGCCGTAATCTTTGATTGATTCAATAGACACAGCTTTGGAGTGCTTTTCGATGGAGATTGCAGCATAATCTTTGGTTTTGACCTCCGCCTTGCTGTACGGGATTTCCTCACCCTCGCCGATGTTACCATCTTGCAGGGTAACGGTCGCATACTTGGACTTGAGAATTGCGCCCGGCTCTTTCTTGATAGGACGCATGACGCCAAGGATTTCACGCAGATGCTCCCAGTTGCGGCTGAATCGCGTGACGAAATCGACCTCACGCGGATTTACTTTAATATCGGTAGTTTTGGTAAGGTTTTCCTTAGCCATTTAAATAATCACCCTTTCATAAAAAGTTCATAGTTTTCAGCGATTGCTTTCTGACGTGCCGCAGCGTCCTTGATTTCAAGAATCTGCTTGCGCGTCATTCCGCCGCCGCCGTTTTCCAGAGAAGCGCCGGTATCGACGCGAGCACGGCGCGGCTTGTAATCCTTGAGGTATTCATCCGCTGCCGCCTCAAAAGTCACGTCGTCCGTCACTTTCTGTGCGATTTTGAAGACATAGTAATCAATGTCATCCGCCTTAACGCCTTTACCGGTCAGGTACTTTTCACGCTCATACTGCGTGTTCTTGGCCGTCAGCTCGTCAAGCGACTTTTTCAGCTTGCCGTTGTCGTCCGTAAGCGCCTTGATCTTGTCCGCTTCGGTCTCCTGTGCTTTCTGCCATTCGCGGTACTTGGTAAGCTCCTCCGGAGTGGGCATACCCTCGCGCTCGCGCTTGAGGCGTTTGTCAATGATCTTGTCAACTTCTGCCTGAGTAAACGTTCGCTCAGTCTGATTAGTCTCGGTGCTGCCGCTATTTTCGGTTGCGTTTCCGTTTATGATCTCTTCTGCCATTGGTAATCCCTCCGTTTACCGTCCGTCGACGTATTCCGTTTTGTGCCCGTCGGCATATCAAAAAGTGGCTATCGCATTTCTGCAATAACCACTGAATGAACATATTAAAATAACGTTTCGCCTAAATAGAACGGTGTCCCATCGGGAGACCATTCCGCAACGCTTGAAACGTTGGCTTGCGCTTCGCTCGTCGGCGCAGCGTTTCCGTGTTGGCGGCGCAAGCGGGACTCGAACCCACAACAACGGCGTCAAAGGCCGTTGTGTTACCATTACACCATTGCGCTATATATTGCATGGCCGCTGTTGAGCAGTAGCGACGCGGTATTTATATCCCCCACCGCTTGGGGCATAGAAAGGAGAAGAAAGGAAAAGGAGGTGTATTTGCTCTCTGTCATGCTTTTAGCTGCATCATTTTAAGGCTTTCAGCAGTGCTTTAGATTCATCCGCGCCGAACTCCGGGATATTCCCACGCTCTAACTGCTCTCTTAGCCCTGCCGCCTTGCTGAATGTGTGGTATTCGTCGTTTAGGCGCTTATAGCGTACCGCAATGCTTGTGTATTCCTCGTCATCGCCGCGCGCCTTGGCCGCTATTGCCTCGCGCTTGACTTTGCGCAGTGCCGTCTCAATCTGCCGCTGTTTCTGCGTCGCTTCGTACATGGTATATTTCCTGCCCTCAAACTCAAACGGCGGCGGATCAAGGTTTTCAAGCTCTTCGTCTGTATATGCCCGCTCTGATACGCCCTCAACCCACGCATGGTACAAATGACGGCAGTTGACTCCGCATAGGCCGTCTGCTTGGCCAAGCCCGCATACTTCGTATATCGACGGGTATTTGTCTTTTGCATATATCGAATACACGCGGCCTTGCCATTTCTTGTGGCTACTCCATGGATTAGGATAATCCTTATCACGTGCGCCCCTGTGTGCTGTGACCTCTCTATAAGGCGTATTAAGCAGCTCGGCGGTCTGCTCGCTATACTGCCGTGACAGTTGCGTTACCCCTGTCATAACCGCCCGGCGCGCTGCCACGTCAACGCGGTTATGCCATCCGGAAGCGTATTCGATGTACTGCACTCCGCTGTCTGTGAGCTGCTTTGTCGCCTCTCTGATAGCCAAGTTATAGCTGATCCCGCTCTGCACTTTCATCAGCGCATCATCAAGAACCCGCTCATACATACCGTCGAGATCGAGCATCTGAACCCGTCCGGCTACACGCACGGCAAAGCCCATTGTGCGCGTGATGTTGCGCAGCTCGCCGCTTGTCTGTGTGGCTATGGCTGCTATCGTGCTGTCGAACGCTTCACGGTTAAAGCCGGTTTGATCCGTTACGACAGCATCAAAATAACGCTGATTCTCGCCCAGCGCGGTACTCCAAGCTTTGGAGAACTCCGCGTCGGTGAGTTTCAGCGTTTTCTTGATGTACTTATTGATGTTATCGAGGTCATAGCCGTTCTTCAACAGTTGCTTTATATGCCGGGTCGTCGTTGCCGTCGCCGTCTCGTTATACTTGAACCGGCTGCATATATCGGCTATGAGGTAATCGGCAAGCCGTTCATATAGAACAACAATAGCTTCCGGGAGTTCCTGCATAAACTCCGGTGTAATTGGATACTTCGGCATTACTCATTTTCACCTGATACAAGGTCTTCCATCTTTGGCAACGCTGCCTTTGCGGTCGCCTCATCCTCGTTCATGTGCTTCATGCGGAACTCATACGGCTGCATAATGCCCATCTGCACCATACGCGCATCACGGTTAAACTCGGTCTCCTTATCCTCGATTATCGAGTCATCGAAATCAATGCTGATCTGCACATTCTCATCTAAACCAGCATCCATGTAAGTGTTCCCAAGTCTTAGAACCGTTCGCGTAAGCTCTGTGAGTACGCTCCGAAGTATGATCTCATGTTTCTTTATCGTGCGGAACATCTCGCTGTTTTCGCTGATGATCTGCGTTGCCGTGGACACGCTGCCATTGTCATAGCGGTAATGGTTCTCGCCGAATCCGCAGCGGCTCGACAGCACATTAAGCATATCCTGCATACCGGCGTTGTGCGCCGCCGCCCTGATCTCCATGTTTGTTTCATGGATAATCGAGCTCGGATCGCTATCTTCGGGCAGGACGTAGAATGTAACGTCATTCGGGTCAAAATACGGATTGCCGTCAATGTTTTTGACTGCCTCCGGCTTGACCATGATACGCTTCTTGCCAAGCACAAACTCATTTACATAGCTGTCATAGGCTATATCACAAGCCTTGAGCTGATCTATGGCGTTACCGTACACAGCTATACCCAGCGGGAGCGTGTTATCGTAGTTATTGACGATGTTTAGCCGGTCGATTACGAATAGTCGCTTGTCGCTGTCCGTCTCGACCGTCTCCGGGACATTCTCAAAGCCCCTTATGCTGTGCATATCAATTTCCGTGACGCTCTCTTTATCGAGTTTCAGCAGCGCATTTTCGATCCTGTATTTGCCGTCGACAAGATGATGAATCTGCACATACGCATAATCCTGATCGTCAGTATAGACGTGTGAGGCAAAAGCGCATTCCGTTATCTCGCGGTTTTCCCACGTGATAGGGTATATCCTGTCGCCGGTCACGTAGTCCATCTTTATCCCGTCAGCCTCGCCGGTGAGTGTGCCGGTATCGCTGTCAATAGCCGCGCCGACTATGCGAGGGATGTATGCAGTAGTGCCATAGCAGCTTTTCAGCTCCTGCATTTCGGATATACGCACGTCAAAGTTGACCTTTGTGCAGAAATCGTCCCAAAACTCTTGCTCTTTCTTGCCCTCAAGAGTTATTTGTACTTTTTCGTTCATCAATAGGTTTGCCCAGTCTTCGCAGACTTTCTTAGCCATCCCCATTGAAAAACGTTCGCACTCGACTTTTCCGCCCTGTCCCGTGCTAACCATGTAATCATGGAATCCCTTTACCTTGCCGTCATACCATGACTTCCACTGTTTAATTTTGCCGTAAAACTCCGCCGGAGCTGTTTTATACCCTTTGTCGTTCAGATATTGGATTATTGTCATGCTTTGCTCCCAAACTTATTGTAGACTCTCTCAAGCGCATAGCGTGTGGCGTCAATGGTATGGTTATTCGCATCCGGATAGCCGCTTATAACATTGCCGTCCTTGTCTCGCTCAAATTCGTAGTGCAGGAACTCGTTATAGACCCTTGGCGTCCGCGCCGGGTCAATAATAAGCTTTCGCACCTGTAACCACTTCATACCATAGTCAATGCTTCCGGGGCCTTTTACGGCCAGTTTCGCGGGCAGTCCGGCGCTTCGGAAGTCGTTTACAGATTTTGGCTCTGCGCTGTCGCAGGTTATATAAGCATCGTCATACCCTGCCGCCTTGATTTTCTCTGCGTTCTGTTCATTACTCGTCTTATTGTTAGTTATTTCCGCAATAAACGTGATAGTCTCACGCGTTCTATCGTAATTCAAACGCACGAAAGCAAACGGATGGTGTTCAAAGGTTCCGGGAAAAGCGAACGGCTGAGTCGATAAAAAGGCA